ACTGTATGTTTCTATTTTTATCATCAAATACACTTACTTTAACATCATCTAACACTACTTGTATCTCTGTGAGCTCTTCACATTCATCTTCTTGACATATAACATTTAAAGAGATAGATTCACCTACTGACTTAGCTCTAATCTGTAAAAATAAATATTCTATATCATATGTTGTAAGTTTAGATACGTTTATATCATCATTTAAGCACGCAGTAATAAGATTAATAGTTGCGTTTAATATCTGCTTTTGATCTTCAGATTCAAGAGCTATTAATAGTACTTTTTCTTCTCTAACCAGATATGGTCTGTATTGAGTAGATACTCCATTAGACGGTATAATAATATCATACCTTGGAGTATCTGTTAATTTAGGTAGTGTCATTAATCATCATCCTTATATTACACGAGTCCAGTTTCTATATGAAAGCTGAACATTAAGCTGGACTAATCCGTCCTGCTCATTACTAAAATCAATTTGATTCATTGTTGTTGGAAACGCATCTAGTAGTTTTACTTGATACACTATAGATTCTCTAGTTCTAATATCTAAGTCTAAGTTAATCCCAAATAGTTTATCAATAGGAAAATCAAAGGCCATCCCTTTTTTAAGTTGAGATATAGTGACGTCTTGCGCATAAGAGCTAGGATACTTTACTTCAAAACTGTCTTGACTTATAACTTTATCTTGCCACTCTTCAATATACTCTTTTATTAAATAATCATTCATAACATGGAAGGTCATATTTACATCATCAGATGCAAAGCCATTTGGCATCTTACGTCCTTTTACTCCGATTAGTCTTTCTTGAGTAAGAATCTGTCTACCAGGCATATTAACATTAGTGCACAGTATGTTTAAATCTCTTGTATCGTATCTACCTAAAGAAGGAAGAGTGACCATAAACTGGTTAGCGGAAGCAAACCCTCTACTTTTAGAAGCTACTGATTTTAACTGATCGATGTTCATCTAAGCATCCTTCTTGAATCTGCATATACTTTACTACCGCTTTGTTTCTGCCAATCAGCAAGAGGAAGAAATGTAGCGATCTCCCATTCAGGAGCTGGTACAACAGCGAACCTACTCTTTACATGATCTGTAAGGTAGTGTTTAAAGCAAGGAGCAAAATATTTTGTACGGGCAGACTTTTTTAGATAGTTATAGTTAACAGCAAAGCGAGTCTTCTCATCATAGTATTTGTTATTAGTATTGTCTAGTAACACATCTAGAAACTTAGCTCTTAACATAGGAGGTAGGTAATGTAAGTTAAGTCCGTAGAACCCCCCTGGAGCTTTATCAACAACTACAGTTAATGGAAAAGAGTCATAGTATGGTAGTTTGTCTTTTGTTTTTGGATTGTAGAAGAACATAGCCATAGCACCTGGTTGAAAAGTACTCTTTAACTCTATAGGATCTTCTTTCATAATAGTATTACGGTTGACACGACGAAGGGACTGCGCTTTCTTACGAAACCAGTCTCTTGACTCTGCTGTACGAGGGGTGATTCCTTTACGGAATGCTTCCATCTCTAAGGTTTGAAATAAATTACTCATACCGGTATTTATGTCTTTTTTCTAGGCTTTTTCTTACGAAAGGGCTTTAAAGGTTTAAGAGGTTTTAAAGCGCCTTTCTTTGATTGTTTAGGCATAATGCCCATCTCTGTTAGAGTCTTCTCTGTCCATATTTGAAACTCCCAGCCTCTATCTTTAGCATACCCTTCAGCAGTTTCCCATTTATTCATATTCTTAACATAGGTCATAGCCTCGTTGATATAACGTTTAGACTTGTCTGGTCTCTTAGGAGGTCTTGTCTCTTTATCAGGCTTTACTTCTACAAGTATTGTTCTACCTGACTTATATGTTATCTTAAGGTCCATAAAGTAACGATGCATACGCTTATCTACATCCCAGAAGTATGGAATAACCACCTCTTCTGATGACCAATTACGTATATTTGGATTGTTATCACACCAAACAAAGCAATGTCTCTCCCACATTGAACGATAAGTCACCTTATCTGCATCGCCTTTATACTTGCTTCTATGTTTAACTAGATATTTTCCGGAATAAGCCATATAAATACTTTCATAAGATAACCCTATTTATTGGATATTTAACTATGAATGCTAGAACAGTACGAACGAGACATAGTCCTCCCACTTTTAAGTTCCCTATTAATAATCAAGAACAAAAGTATGAAGCTCGTATAACCTTTACTGCTAGAGAAGTTCAGTCGTTCGATGTAGATTTTTTGTTTGATATAGCTAATGTATCTACAACTAATACACTTGATTTAGATAAAGTAAGATTTGATGGAACTACTGAGGCAGAGTTCGCTGCAGGAGCAGGTGGAGGAGTTGAAGCACAAGCAGCTGCACAAGCAGCGGCAGTAGAAGCTGCTAATAAAGGTGGTCCAGGTTCTCAAGCAATGATTAACGCTACTGGTCAAAAATTTAAAGGTGGTCCTAAAGGTAAAGTATCTTTATACTTACCTCAAGCAGTTCAGATTAATGATGGAGCTTCATATGCTAATGTTGATTTAGGTATTATGGGGGCTGGCGGAGCAGCTGCTATGGCTGAAGGAGCTAATCTATTACCAGCCCTAATAGATGGTGCAGGACAATCAGCTGCTTCTATTATTGATGCTATTATGGGAAGAGCACCTAATAGTCCCGAACTTGCAAGACTAGCAGTTAATAGAGCAGCTAAGTTTCTGCCTGGAGAAGGGATGAGAGGAGCTGTAGCTTCAGCTACAAGAGTATCTGTTAATCCTAATACAAGAGCATTGTTTAAAAGTGTACCTCTTAGAGAGTTTACATTTACGTTTAAGATGATACCTACATCTAAAAAAGAGACAGAACAGATTAAAGGTATAATTAAATTCTTTAGAGAAAACCTTTATCCGGAAGTTATTGATATGGGCGGTATACCTGCAGGTTTTAAATTTCCTCATGTATTTGAGATTAGTTTAAAGTATGCAAAGAATAAAGAACTAGCAACAAAAATTCTTCCTTCCTATATAAGAAGCTTTGCTGCTACATATAACGCTTCAGGTATGGGCTTTTTAGAAGGTGGAGACTTTTCTGAAGTAGATATCACAATGTCCTTTATTGAATCTGGTACGTTACATAAACAGCTAGTAAAGGACGGATACTAAAATGTATTTTCAAAGATTTCCATTCGTTAATTATAACTTCGGTGATAATGAAGCTAATACTATATTTCCTAATATATCTGCATACATTGATATTGTTGATCAAGTAAAAGATGAAGTTGGTTTTTATGAGAAGTATACAATACTAGATGGTGATAGACCTGATATCGTGTCTCAAAAGCTGTATGACACTCCAGATTACCATTGGACATTCTTTTATATGAATGACGGATTAAGAGAATCAGGATGGCCTTTATCTGAAAGAGAGTTGAGAGTTCTTGTTAAGAAGAGATATCCTCATAGAACTGTTACAACTCAAAGTAATATTGCATCTAACTTTCTACCTGGTGACTTTGTTATAGGAAAGACTTCTGGTACAACTGGTAGAGTGGTTGAGCGTAACTTAGATCTAGGTCAGATTGTTATTGCTTCTGATAAGAATGAAGCTGGATTAAATAATAACTTTGGACAGACAGAGCAGATAGCAGCCGGTACTACTGCAGAAGAACAAGCAGTAAATACAGCTACTCTTATTAGCGAATCTCAGCAATTCAATGCTCCTCTATACTATAAGAACACATCTGGTGATATTGTAGATATTGATCCGTATAATCAAACAACCTCTGGGCTAGTACCTACAACTATCATGGAAGATAATATTAACTTTAATGATAGGTTAAAAGATATAACTATAATAAAACCATCTGTGGTATTAAGTGTTGTAAGTGAATACTTTAAACTGTTGAAAGCATAACCATGGCTGATACATCTCAGAGTCAATATATAATTGAAAGTGCAATCTTTACTGCAGATAGATTTCCTGGATTAGAAAACAAACCAGTTGATATATCAAAGTCGATAGCTGAGCTTAACATATATGAAAGCGTAGAGCTACCTTATCTAACAGGTTCCTGTGCACTTATAGATGATGTGAGATTTAGAGACTCTGTAGGTATAAAAGGGAGTGAGCGATTAACCTTTACTATACTTGCTAAAGAAAATGCTACACCTATTATAAAAACTTTTATGATAACAGGTGTGGCAGCTAACACATCTGTTAATGAGAGAACAGAATTACACACTCTTACTCTTATGGAAGAGCATGCTTATTTAAGTTCAGTTATGAAGATAAGCGAATCCTATACAGGCAATCCTGAGCAAATAGTTATTAATATATTAAACTCACATTTAGGTAAAGTTCTTAGACCTAATGCTAGGATAGCTTTACAACAAAGGATGAAAGTAAATATACCTTACTGGAATCCGTTACAAGCAACAGACTGGCTTAGAGATAGAATGTCTTCTTCTCTAGGTGCACCATACTTTTTATATGCATCATTAAGAGATGATTTATTAAGATTAGAAGACTTAGATAATATGATGAAGAAAGATAGCTGGAATAAAGATATTCCTTATTCTTATTCTCAGACATCGCATAATTCAGTACCAGACAATGTAGGTCGTCAAAAATATCCTAGTGGTTTACGCACTGAATATTTTCATGTTAAGTCGTATGAAGCATCTCAGATAGAAAGCACTCTAAGACTTGCTCAAGGAGGAGCTATTGGCTCTGAATTTAAGACTATGGATTTAACTTCTTCTAGTCAAACTGAGAAAAGACGTCATAACTCTAATACTACATTAAATAATTTTGTAGAAAGTATTGAGACTGGTGCTAATTTAAACTCATCTATAGGGTATGATTCGCAACTGCAGTTCTCACTAGGGAATTCAAGCTTAAAAAATATTGGAGATCTTAATTCTAAAGTGTTTAGTGAGGTAGTGGCTTCTAGAAAGTTCTATGAAACTGACGGTGTTACTCCTATTGCTGGATATGCTGATGAGTATAAGCAAGAAGCTCTATATAAATTAAAGATTAAGTCAGCTGCGTTAAGAGCTATTCTTTTAAATAATGTATTTGAAATAACAGTACCTGGTCAACCATACCTTTCAAAAGATATTGGAATAGGGTCAAATATTTCGCTTAACTATGCTGTAGCCTCCCAAGCAGACGGATCTATACTATCTGGGGATGTTGATAGAAATAAGTCAGGTAAGTTTTTAGTTTATAGAACTAGACATAAATTCACTGAAGGGATATATGATCTTAAGATGGATATAGTTAAGCTAACTGATAAGACAGGTGAAGCATGAGAACAATAAACACAGAGTTTTATGGTGATGATTCCAGATGGTTTATTGGAGTAGTTTCACAGATAGGTGATATTAGAAATCTAGGCAGAGTTAGAGTACGTATATTTGGTATTCATAATGAAGATACAGCTAAAGTAAAGATAAGTGATCTACCATGGGCGTCTGTGGTTGTACCTGTTACTCAAGGTGGTGTATCTGGTTCTACTATGCCTGATGGTATACAAGTGGGAGCTCAAGTCTATGGTATATTCTTAGACGGTAAACACTCACAAAGCCCTCTTGTGTTAGGATCTATACCTCATGACTCTGGTTTAAGAGTTGTTGTAGATGAACAACCAGATCCTTATGTACAACCGAAAATATCTAAACCTACTAACAACACTGATGAAGATGGTAATGTAATTGCTGGCTCTGGTGCACTAAAAATGTCTTTAATTGGAGCTTCTAGATTAGAGCAAGCTTTTAATTACTTAAAGCAGTATTTTCAATCAAAGGGTAATATTAGTAATCCAGGTAATTGCGCGGCAGCTTTCATAGGTAATTTTATGCATGAAACAACAAGAGACCTTAACCCGAATAAGAATGAGGATAAACCCCTGATAGCTGGTAGTAAAGGTGGGTTTGGAATAGCTCAATGGACAGGTCCTAGAAGAACAAACCTTATAAACTTTGCTAATAGCATACCAGGAGCAAGTTATGCAAGCTTAGAAGTTCAACTAGCTTTTGTAGTTGATGAATTAGAAGACCCTAATGCACAGCGTGGTAGAACATACAATAAGTTAATACATGATAGCACTATTCTAAACTATACAGAGACAGTGTTAGCTCTATATGAGACCCCTAAAACTGTTTTAGATTTTAATTCAGAATCAAACTTTTTAAACTATTACTTACAGCATGCAAGAGCAGGTGGTATACGAAACTTATATTATCGATTATCTAAACAGAGTCTTGCATTAAAAGCATACAAAGCTGAATTTGAAAAGCGTCTTACATCAGCTAAGTTTGTTAGCAGTAAATTTGGAGATAGATAATGGCATCTTTAGTAGCATTAAATTCTAAATTAAAAAGTTTAGTATCTTCGTCTGGGTTTGATATTCTCAGTAAAGAAACATCAGCTATAGCTTCATCTGTACAAGCACTAAACTCAACAAGCTTAGGTACG